TTTTCTTAATTTTTTAGAAAATTCAACTATTGGATCATCTTCTCCCCAGTTTGTTAATGCTACTATTGGGTATTTTCCAACTCCATAGTGCATGAAAATTTCTTGAAATGGGTTGTCTTTGTTTATTTTTGAAGGTACGAACCTGATTTGGTATTTTCCTTCTGCTTTTGGTTTCCAGTAGATTAGTGTGTAATCTTTTTTTTCCGTTTGTTTTGGTTTGGCAGCCTGATTTAGGTTGTCCAAACGACTTTTGATTTTGTTTAAATCCATAATTATAACTATTTTTTAAAAATTTCAACATGAATATACGAACCATAAATTTGGGATCCAAATTACAGTTCAATTATTTTGTGAATTTTGGTATTGAGTTGTTTTAACTCATTGTGTTGGGTAAGCAATATACAATTTCTGTAATGCTTCCAGTTTATTGGGAATTTAGTATTTACTACTCCCCCATTTAGGCTTTTAATTAGCTCATTTAATGCATTTATAGTATATAAAGTATTAGTTTCTTTTTTTCTATGTACTAGGATTGTATTATCAGGAATTTCACTTACATTACCTTGATCTACATTATAAGTCAGAACATACTCATCATTACTTTTTATATGTAATGCAAACATTTTATTGTACATTATTGAGTATTTAGAAGAGAGACTTTTGACTAGTCCCTCTAACCCCTCCAATGTGGTAAAAGTACAAAACAGTTTATTATTCAAATCACTAATGTTATAAGGACTTTCAAAGTCGTAATTCGCCTTATACATATTAATCTCGTTCTGTAAAATCGTAGCTGTCTCCATGTTTAATCTTTACCTTTAATTTATACTTATCAAATACTTTAAGTATTTTTTTAATAACATCTTTTTCTTCTTTACACATATCCAATAAAAATGCATCATAGGTATACAGAACTAATTTAGTTTTTTTACCTTTTAATAACTTAATTATTTCCCATAATATACAAACATTTGTTGAAGTTTCCAAATTCTGTAGTAAATAATTAAATAATTTTTGAGGATTCATATTATCTAATTTATCTTTTTCAAACTTATATTTTGATATAGGGCATTCTATATAACCATTTTTCCAAAAAAAGTACCATAACTGTTCTATATATTTTTGTATTTTAGCAAAAAATTCTAAATTTCTGTATTCTTTAAATACACCCCCATAAAGTTGCTTAAATGTTAATTCTTTAGCTTTTTGATAATCCACCCCATACATTTTCGCAAATGATCTGTGGATATCTCTATTATCAAAAGTATAGCCAATAAGGGAAGCAGCCAAAGTAGGGTGATAAGCTGATATATCAATTTCAAGAAATATTTCATTTTCTGGTATGAATGTTTTTCTACACCCATTATCTTTATTTAATGCTGCAAAATTAACCCCTCCAAATCTATTTGAGGGCCTTGTTGTAGTTGTTCTGTAATTATATTGTGTGTAGACTTTATCTCCCCAATCTTTATCGAAGTATTGTTTGAAGAGTTCTCTATTAACTTGTATCCCACTTCTTTCGATGGAGTTGAATACCAATGGCATTCGGTTGTTGTAAAAGTCATTAATTTGTACATTGAAGTATTGTTTTAAATTATTATAATTTTTTTCACAAGTTTCGTAATGCTTAACGATAGGAACTATTCTGTTAATATCCAACTTATCTTTAGCTCTTTGTGATAATATTTGATGAGCTTTAGTAGTTTCCATTTCATATTCTGGAGATGCTAAGGAAACATCTATAATATTCTTATGCACAAAATAATGCAAAAATTCCTTTTTACCCCAAACATATAATGTATCATAACTACTAATTAATTCAGCAATATACTCGCTATTTAATGGCATAGATTCGCTATGATTTATTGAGATGATATAGCCCTTATGTGCATTTAAAGGATGTACATATACTAAAGATATTTTATTAGTTACGGGATGAGTTTTATAAGAATATGGTATAACTTCTATATAAGCTTCTTTGTAACCTTTATTATAAAAACCTTTTAATTGGTCAGTATTTTCAATTAGCCAAAACAATTATGTAAATATACGAAGGACATTTTTAGTATCCACCTCCTCCTCCACTACCTGCTCCTCCACCACTTAAAACTGCTGGACTAGAAACAGGTGTAGAAACTATTTCGTTTGACGAAATACTATCATCTGATTCAGTTATATTTTTATTATTTAAAGAAATTAATATTATTTCGGCACCATCACCATGATTTTTTCCTGTCATTGCAGTTCCATCCGGCATAAAATGATAAAATCCTATGTAATTGGTTCTATTAGGTAATACAAACTCTCCTCCCCTTGTAAAAAAAGATTCACTATTAGAATCCCCTATGGAAAATTTACCTCTAAAAAAATGATGAAAACCTATCCAATTATAATTTTTTTCTACATTATCTATTATTTTTCTATTTACTATATCTGCATTATCTCCTAAACTAAAGGGAATTGATAAAACATTATAAAGTTCAAAGGCTACCTTAGGATCAGTAAATTTAAATTTTTTATATGTTTCAAGTGATATTTCAATGTAAATTTGTTGATTATTTCTTTTTGCAAAATATCTTTGGATTTCTTCTCCCGTAAAAGGAGCTTTATCATTAAATGTTATAGGTTGGGGAAGTTCTCTATTACTACTTAAATTATTTTTTCTTAATTCATTATAAACGGCTAAATTTATTGTATCCTCGTAATTAAAATTTTCAATAATAGATTCATCCTCGTAATTAACTATATGGATAGTATTAGATAATTCGTCTCCTGCCACTTCACTATCTAAAAATTCTATTTCAACTAATTCTATAGGTGAACCTGTAGGTACTTCACCTACAAATTTTTTACCATTTGATAGTTTATAATAAGGACCTGTATAAGGTGATTTATTAGAGGCTATCATTAACTCATCACCCCCAGTATATAGATTAGTAGTTATTTGAGATTTAGGGTAATACATTATAGTAAACTATTAAATTTAGAAATTGCCGAGTTATAAATATTTCTTTTTTTAGGGAATTTAGATTTATATTTACGAGGATATCTTGTTTCTAAATTTAAATATACCCAGGAATTTAAATATCTCTGTGTCCATTTATCAGGGTCATTACCAGAAGGAAATTTTTTATTAGCTATTCTATTAGCCATAAAATTCAAAAATGATTCATGACTATCAAACATAGCAAATGCTCTTCTATCATTACCACTGTCTACTCTAGCATATTGTCCTATTATACCTGGGGCTCCCCATTTAGCATTATCAGTTTGTACCCCTGCAAAATTATTGCCTCCTGGTTGTTTAAAAGCCTGACCCCTTTTAGCCGCTTCAGCAAACATAACTGCAAATACAGATTGGGCTATATTAGGATGTGCTTTAATTAAATATTGAACCGTTTTTTTAAATGGTAAATCTTTTTTAGTTTCCCTAAATCCTTTCCATCTTGTATTAGTAAATTTAAATTCAGGATATCTAGTTTTATATCCTGGAGGGGTTGAAGGTAAAAATTGTTCATCTTCATTAGCTATAGTATCTAAAATAGATGATATTGCTCTATTTGAAGTTATATTAGGTATTCTTCCTTTAATTCCGGCTAATATTTTTGGGGTATTAATTGCCATTTCCAAATGTTGATTTACTAGTTGCCAAAGTTTTTAAAGAAGTTTCCCAATCATTATTACTTAATTTATGATTAACTCCTGATATTAAAAATTCTAAAGTATTTGAATAATTGGAAGGTAAAAATTTAGTATTAACATTTACTCTATTATAAATTTTAATACCACTTAAACCATCCATTGTAATATTTAAATTAAAAGGTAAAAATCCAACGGATGATTCTACAGCATCATCCTTTTTATTAATGATATTTTCTTTAGTTTGTATTGTTTGTGCAAACTTATAATAATTAATTATGGGGTTTCTATTATTAGTAATAGTATCTGAATTAATAGTATAAATTGTATTTTCTTCGGATAATCCTAATAATCCAAATTTTTTACCTATAATTTCATAATATTTCTTTTTTATCTCTTCATTACGTTTATCTAATTTTTCCTGTTCTTTTTCTTGATTATTTTGTCTTTCCTCTTTTTTCTTATCTAAATCTTGAGGAGCAGTTATATCTCTTTTAAATCTATCAGATATGCCTCTATTCCATGTAGAAAATGCTGTTGCTTCCATTCCAGGGGTATATCCATTAGCAGTTGCTCCTATAGTAATCATTGTAGAATATTCCTTAGTTATTTCAGTAGTTAACCCAACATTTCTTATAAAATTAGATTTTGAATTTTTTCCAGTACCTTCATATGCAAAAAGTTCTAATGTTGCACCATCTATTGCATAACTTTTTAAGCCAATATTATCGTTAGTTACTATATTTTTTAAATTATTTATAGGAGTTTGATCTATAAATCTAATGATATTTCCTTCCTCTCTAGTAGGTTCCAGATTATTTACATTACCTAAAGCACTATTAATATCATCTGCAATAGATTTTAGTAAATCAAACAAAGATAAATTATTTTCCTTATCTACATTTTCAAAAAGTTGTTCTACTCTAGAAAAATTAAAATAAATGTTCATTAACTTTCCATACATTCCTTCTTTATTTTTAACTATAAAAGGTTCAATATTATCAAATATTTTTTCATTAGGAGTTTCAGCTCCATCAGTATAAAAAGTATCATTTCTTACTAAACATTTAGTTATATCTAAAGATATGGCATTATCTATAACATAACATATATTAGTTTCTATATCAGTATCTATTTTTACAAGGGGAGGATTAGTTTTATTGTCTTCAATTCTGGGTATTATCTCATCTTGTATAAATTCTAATAGTGTTCCTAACCTTATAAAAAAACTATTTTCTATGGGTTGAATTTTTAATTTTATAAAATCTACTCTTGAATCGGTATTACTATATTTAGGATATCCTACTTTTTGAGTCCATTTTAATATATCCTGACCATTTATGGGGTTTAAAGGATTGCCTATTACTTTTCCAAAGCATTCAATTTTAGGTTCATTATCTTCTATATTTTTAAATGTTACATCTTCTGCATATACATCTTTGAAAAAAACATTATCTTCTATCACCTGGTCTTTTAATATATTTTTAGCGGGTTTATATAAAAATCTTATTTTATAAAAATATTCAGTTAATAAATTTGTACTTTGCCTTTCATTTATTGTAGTATAAAATTCTTCTATAGATCTTTCTCCCTGGGTTAAATCTGATTCATCCTCTTCCGTAAATCTTACATCACTAGGTGCCGTAGCAATTCCTTTACTTTTGAAATAATCAAATACCCCCTGTTTTAAATCATCTAAAGTAATGAGTGAGTTCTCATTATCTAGGTTTCCTCTTAAGGCTGAGGATACTACATAGTTTCTAGCATTTCTTCCTTCTTCATTAATTTGGAAAAAAATATTATTTTTAAGTTTTTCAGTAGGAAATAATTTTTCTATAAAATCAGTTAATTCCTCACTATATCCAGCTAAGAATCTTCCATTATCATTATAACCATCTCCAAAAAATTTTAAAATAATATTTTCTAGGGCATTTTTTAAATTACTATTAACGGTATTTGCAACTTGTTGGTTAGGGGCTTTACCTATTCCTATATTATATTGGGGTAAAGTAGATTCTATAGAAATCTCCTGGCCTAATCCTATACCATAAATAGTACTATTAGTTTGATCAGGAGTTTTATTACCTTTTCTTGTTTGGTTAAAGGTTTTTGAAGTATTTATATCTACATTTCTTACTACATTTATTCCATTTATTAAATTTTGATTAATTTCATTTATGTTATTTTTAAGATTAACTTCACCAGATTGAAATTCTTGGATAATTCCCTCTAAACCTGGGTATGATATATTATAAAATTGATCCTGAGTTATCGATTCGGGATTAGATTTTATAGATAATAGTTGAGAATCTGTATATGATATAGCTGTTCCCTCTTGAGCAGGTACATTTACTTTTAAAGATTCTATAACATCTCCTATACTCATAATTTCCATTTTTACATCATACGATCCATCGTTTTGAAAAGTCCAAGAAAAATTAGATATCATACCAAAGAGTGCATCATAATTTCCATTATTATCCGATCTATGTTTTTCTATTAAGGGTAAAAATTCTACATATGATGATTCTTTATGTTTATCATTAAAAAATGTGGTGTCAATAAGACTAGGGCCCATATTAACTATTTTTTCGTTTTTTAAATATTTATCAAATCCCCACTCTAATAAAACTATATAGCCCAATCTTAAGTAAAGTACATCTATAATATCAAGTTGATCCCTATTATGTACTTTTATATTTACTGTTGCTCTTTTTAAAGATCCTCTATTAAGATCGCTAATATCAGCATCAACTATACCTGGCATGGGAGAAAAACCAAAACTTTTATTACCTACTCCATATGCTGCATTTGGTGATTTAATTCCTTGTCTTATATTTCCTTTTAAAGAAGTAGTACCATTAAATAAAACATAATCTTGAGCTAGCCGTTTCCCAGTACTAGCGTTATTAATCATGCTATTATTATTTTTTTTTAATAAATTTAATCTATATTGATCTATTTCTACACCTGATGCTAATTTTATCCAAGCATTTCTTGAGTTTAAATATTTTACATCATCAATTGTTCTGTTTAATTTTCCATGAACTCTTTGCCTAGATCTAATTTCGGTGTTAACATATGGTCTAAAAGGTTCTCCTAATATATTCATAACTAAAGATTAATATCCTCCACTTCCACCTCCTCCTGATGAAACGGAACTAACAGATGCACCAGTAGAAGAAGTTTCTTCTTCTTCATTTGAAGTAAGTGAGGGGGGATTAGAATTTTCATAAGCAGACAAAGTAGGTGTAGGGTTAGAAGGTATTCTAATTTGTGTACCTTCTGGTGGGGTTAAAGAATCTTGTTCTAGAGTATTTGCATTTGCTATAACCCACCATAAAGATGAATCACCATAATACTGTTGAGCTAAAGTATCATATCTATCTCCTATAGTAGTATAAACATATAAATCATCTTCTGATCTAGGAATTTCAGGATATCTTACTGTTTGATACAGTTGTCTGCCTTCTAAATTTTTTATAACTGGTATGTTTGAATATCTACTCATTAGGGCACATCATTATAATTATTACTATATTGGCTTCTTAAAGATAAATATCTTTGTTCTCCATAGGATTCTAATTTTCCATTATCATCAAATGTAAGTTTTTGTTTTTCAGGCCTAAATGTATGAATAGGAGTGAATGAGAACCCACTTACTTTAACAATATGTGGAAGTTCTTTAACAGATTTATCAAAATTTCCATCATCATCTATAGTTATTTCCCAAGGAGATTCTTGAGGTACATCTAATGTCATCGAAGTTATAAAACCAGGTTGATCGTAACACCAACCTCCCATGGTTAATTTAACTAAAGGACCACTCATATAACCTGCCTTACTATAATAAGGAGCTAAATTAGAAGCCAGATAATTTAATTTTTTATACTGAATCATTAATTCGGGTTTTGATTGAGCCGCTACTGTAAAAGATAAACTTATTTTTCTATCAAATCCTCCATATTTAAATAAGGGTTCTCCTCTTCCCATGTATTTTTGTGCTGACCACTCAGCAGAATAGGCATCACTAAAACCATCTATAAAAGCTCTAAAATGCATCCAATCTAATTTATTATCCTTAGTTCTATTACTGTCAATAGCCGCTATTCTAAAATTAACTAAATCATTAGTATCTAATTGTCTATTAAGATTTTTAGATTGGTAAATAGGTTGAGCATTTAATTTATCAGTAGTTGAAACCTGACCATTTACTATTTTTCCTGCTGTATAACTTCTTCTATTGCCCCTTAATCCCGGAGAAGTTATTTTTACTCTAGATCCATCAGTTCCTTCATATGTTTTCTTTGGATCATTATAATTATTGTAAACACTTACTACTGTATTACTATCTTTATTATCAGGTAAATCATTTCTAAAATCTTGAATGTTAGAACCTGGGTTAGCTTTATTAGGTTTATTTATAAGTTGATTAGAAATTTGATCTTGACTTAAAGTAACCGAGTTATTTTGATTTGTTACTTCAGGATCACTGACTAGGGACTTTTGTTTATAAACGGAAACTGTTTCGGTAGGTTCCCAAGTTATCCCGTTTTCCCTACTAATTCTAGCTAAAATTCCCCCAGTTTGAGAGTCATAAGTGTAATTTGCCCCTTGATTTCTTTCTTGTATACCTCCCCCGTTTAACAACCTATATTGTTCAGTTACTCCTATAGGGAGTCTAAATTCTTCATTAATTTTTGATCTATCCGTAGTAGAATTTTTTAAACCTATTTGATATGTTTCTATATTAGATATAGGAGTTAAACCATCATTTTTATAAACGGAAACTGTTTCGGTAGGTTCCCAAGTTATCCCATTTTCCCCACTAATTCTAGCTAAAATTCCCCCAGTTTGAGAATCATAAGTATAATTTTCTCCTATGTTGGATATACCCCCTCCATTTATCAATCTGTATTGTTCAGTTACTCCTATGGGGAGTCTAAATTCTTCGGGAATTTTTGATCTATCAGTATCCGATCCCCTTAATCCTGTTTGGTTTCTAATAAAAGATGGAGTTATAGGATCATTACCTAAAACCTTTAATGTAGCACCTCTATTATCTGTAGCAAAAGGAATATTAGTTTTACCAAAACCTAAAGTTGAACCTGGTCCTCCCTGATAGGATCTTAAAGTAGTAGATGAAAATCTACCTACATGTTCACCATATAAATTTACTAGTCTATTATTTTCTATAGATACTATAGATGGAGTTACAGAGGGTGCAACCGGGCTTATGGCATCACTATAAGTTCTTACACCTTCAAATGGGTTTAAACCTTGTTTAAAAGCATGTAAACCTGTATATCCACCCAATGATTGAGCTAAGGTAGATAATGGAGTATAAACTCCCTCATTAGGACCACGTAAACTAGCTTGAGTTCTTACTGCTGTTTGGGAAAGTAAATTTTGTTTAGCTACAAATAAAAATCCACTTGGGGATTTTAAATTTGTAAAATATCTGGTTAATCTTTCAGTATCTAACCCTGCTCTAAGAGGGGTACTTAATCCACCTCTTAAAAGGAAATCTTTATCTAATGATTGGCCACTTGGATCATCATCAATAGGGGTTTTAATAAATGGTTGACCACTATCGCCCCCACCAAACCTATCCTTACCAAATTTTAAAGATTTAAGATTGGTTACTAGGTTTATTAATGCCATTAAAATGATGCTCCTTCAGGTGCTCTATCTCTATATGTTGCGGGAGTTAACCCATCTAAATCTAATGAAGAAGGTCGAGGTAAATTAGGTCTATTTACTAATGGAGTTCCATCTAAAGAATATCCGGGGATTGTTGTTGATCCCTGTAAATAAGCATGTAATTTAGATTGTTGTTGACTCCCTATTATAGCATCTCTTTCTGCTTGTAAATTAGCAGCATTACCACCTTGACCAGCACCATATACTGATCCATTTCTAAAAAATCTTGATTCTAGTCCCATAGTTATTATTTTTTATTTTATTATAAATATTAAAAGTTATTGAATTGCACGATTACTTTTAACCATTTCATTTTCTGTTGTTGTAGCCATTACTTGTTTATCAACTTCAAGTGTAGTAGATTTAGCTAATATTTGTCTATTTATATTTATTAAAGTTCTAACTTCTGTTATTAAAGCTGTATTATCTTGATTGCCTACTACAGTATTAGTACCCTCAGGAGATAAGGTCATATCATCAGCTTTAAATAAATCTGTTCCTGCTACTACTGTATCCTTATTATTTAATGAAATTGCCCCCTCTGGTCCTAATAACATTCTATCTCCATAACCCGTCATACTGGTAGCACTAGATATAATATCATTTCCTGCTTTTGTCTTAGATGATTTAAAAGCAGCTACACCAGCTATTATACCCCCAATAACGGCGGCTATACCTAACCCTAAAGTAAGAGCTGAAGCTGCTGCTATTTCACCTGCTGCTTTAGTACCTGCTATAGCAGCTAAAGTAGATTGAACTCCTATTTGAGCTTTTCCTAAAGTAGCTAATACCATATTTATAGCTTTTATGCTTGCAAAAGTAGCACCCACTCCTATCAAAATAGAAGCTAATTTTTCAGCTCCCCCCACCATAGATGCTATACCATCTACTATACCTAAAATAGGTTCAGCGAAACCTATAAATACTTCCTGTACTCTCATCATTGTTGCCTCAAATCTTGCTGCAACTGATGCCGTTGCCATTTGATCTGCTAATCCCTTTTCCGCTAAGGCATTTGTTTGTTCTTCCGTAAGTCTGCCCTCTGATTTTAATTTATTATATTCTTTTTGAGCATCTGAAAGACTTTCAACTCCACTTCCAAATATACCTTGAAGAGCATTTATATTTTCTTGTTCCATTAAAACATCAGCTAATTCACCTCTTTGCATCCCAATGGATTTGGCTATAGCTTCTTGTTGAATTCTATTCATCTCACCAAATTCGGCAGCACTACCAACTTGATTTTTTATTTCAGTTGCTAAAGTAGCTAAATCATTATCTAAAGCTGCTTGTCTTGCCTTTTCCAAATTTAATTGTTTACCAGTAAGTAATTCAGCCTGAAGTTCTGATTGTATGGAGCTTTCAAAATCTAATAAATTATCAGCTAAACCTTCTAATTGTTGAAATGAAGCTCCTAACTGTTTGGATGCAAAAAATGCTTTAGTTAATTCAATTACACTTTTCCCTACAGATAATTGAAAAGCATTAGATGCCTCAGCTATACCCTCCTGTATTTGTTTACTAGATAACGATAACTTATTTAAATTATTTTGTTCTAATCTTGTTTTTTCAATATTAACTAAAACATCTTCAGTGGCTAGACCTGATTCCATAGCTGTTCTAGTAAATATTCCTAATGCCTTAGTTGATAAACCAGTTCTTTTTTGTATAGAAGCAAATTCTGAGGCTATTTCACCAGAAAAAGCTACGGATTGACCAAAAAATTCATTTAATTCGCTTTGAGCTTTTATAAGTTCTTTAGAAGTTATTAAAATATCTTTATTAGCTAATGATACTTTATTCATTTCACCTCTTAAAGCAAGGGATTCATTATATGAAATGCCCATATTTTTAGCAAATTCTCCCGCTTCCCTATCTACACCTTTCATAATATTGAATAGATTTGATATTAAAGCTAGGGGACCTAATGCTTTAGATAGGGATGCTCCTAAAGATTTTATTCCCTCTAAAAATGGAGACACACTTCCTAATTCAACATCTTCTGCACTAACCCCAGCCTCATCCATGGCCTCCTTTATTTCCTTTCCATCTTTTTTTAATTCTTCAAATTTTTCTAATTTAAAATTGGTAGTAGCTACCTTTCTAGCAGCTTCGGCAGCATCATTAAAAGGAGTTGAAAATCTAGAAAGTCCAGGAATTGCTTTTGTTATATCTGATAGGGCTCCAAAAGTTCTTACACCAAAATTTTTAGCAATTTGTAAAGATCCCTTTTCAATTGTTTCAAGTTCTTGTTTTAATTTAATAGCCTCTTTAACTTGCATCTCAATACTTCTTGCTATATCGCTATCTAATTTGGATTGAGATTTGGAAAATTTTTCTTGTTGTTGTTTTAATATAGTAATATTTTTTTCTATAGAAGTTCTATCCTGGGATAGAGTTTTTAAACCCTTAAGAGTCCCTAATTCTTCACTACCTATTGTATAATTTTTTTGAGCTATTTTAGTAAGCTCTCTTGATGCCTTATTTAAAAGACTCCTTTCGGCATTTTGAAATTTTAATTGTTTAGCCTGATCTCTTAAAACATTAGCTATATCTTGTTGATCGCTAACAGCCTCAGAAGTGATACCCGATCTTTTTTGGAGAATTTCAATTAATTCTTGTTCTAAAGATTTTTCTTTATCCTTTTCTTGGTTAAATTGTTTTTGTCTATCTAATTCTTCTTGGGAAATAGCCATCTAATTTATGTTTATCATAAATATTAATAAATATTATTTTTTAGATGTCTTAGTAGTATAAGTGGGTTTACGAGATCTATTAGTTAAAGCCTCCTTCATATGTTCAGGTATAACCGAATCTCCCATGTTTACGGAAGTACTATTAGGTTTACCAGAGGCTTTTTTAATTTCTTCCTGTTCTTTTTGTTTAAAATCTACTATTTGCTTATATGTAAATTTTCTTAGCCATATTGGCATATTATAAACAGTATGATAATCATAATTACCTCCATAAAAGATAATTTGATGTAAAATTACAAATAAACTCTTACGATATTCAGAGGTCAGGCCAAAAAAACCCGGCAGTCATTGGTATTGTAGCATCCTCCTCGGTGCCACTTTCACCTGTAAAGGTGAATTTCATTTGAATGTCAGGTTGAGTATTTTTTATATGTTCTCTAAATGATCTAGAGTCTCTTGCTAACATATAATTATCTACAAATTCTCTAATTGTTTTATTTTCAGTTTCCCCATTTACAGAAGTAATCATAAATTTTAACCTAGTAGACAATTCAGGAGATGCTTGTTTATTTATTTTTTTAAGACCTTTAATTTCAGCTTCAATTTTTTTCTCATCCCTATTAGTTAAAAGTTTATAGGTAATAGCTGTATTAGTGTGAGGTAAAGTGTATGCAAATTCATTTTTTCCATCTATCATAGTAGATTCATCCAAATATTGAGTTTCTAGTTCAGTTAAATCTATAGTTACTTCCTCTCCTTTATATTGGAAATCATAATCTTTTCCATATCCTAAAATACGAGCTGCTATTAATACTGCATTTTTATCTCCTACAATTAAATCATCATAATTTACTTTAGATACAATTAAAGATTTTAATAGTTTATCTATTACTATTCCTTGTTTAATATAGTTTTGATTAGTTAAAATATCTTCTTCCTTAGCGGTCATATATTTCATTTCAATTTTGCCACTAGATAAAGGATTGTCTTTAGGGTATACTAAACCCTTTGATGGTAATTCTACTTCTTCAGTAGGGAATTTAAATTCTGCCATAATCTTAATTTATAAAACTTTATTATAAATACCAATGTAAAAAAGGAGCTTGACATAGCCAAACTCCCTTCAGGTTGTGGTGTGGAAAAATCCTTAGAAATTTAACACTGCATAATCAATTGATAGTGTTAATTCAATATTTTGTGCTTCATTTTCGGTATCCCAATTAAAATCACCGAAATTTGAATTTGTAATAAATGCTCCTTTTAGAATCCATTCTGAAACTATATCTCCTACTGGTCCTAAAACATCTATTGTTACATCTTTTTTATAAAAATCAGAATAACCATCTCTACCAGTTACTGATTCATGGTGTAATCTTACCCATTCCATTACTGCTTGTGCACCTGATGGTGTAATTGGATCAAATAATGTCATTGAAATGTCTGACCATCTTGATTTACCTTTAATTTTTCTTTCTACATTAATGTGGTTTAAAGTAACTACTCCTTGTTCTAGTGTTACAGCACCCACTCCTTTAATTTGGTAAGATGGAATCCCGTCTACATATAGGATAAACCTATTCTTTTGTTTGGGTTCAAACGCTGTAAAAAATATTTCATTGGGATCTAATACTGCCATGTTTTATTGTTTATTTCTTATTATAAATATTTAATTCTTTAGTTTTTTAATATCCTGCTCCGCCTCCTGCACCATCAAAAGTTGCTCCTGTTGGTTGAATGTTGAAATCTAAGTATATAAATTCAGCCGTTCTAGTTGGTTGGATAAATATTTGTCCTACTAATTGATTTCTATCTATAACATCTGGTGTGTTATTACTTTCATCCATTACTACTTTAAAGGCAAATAATCCTTGTCTTTGTTGTACACTTTCTAAGTATGGGTTTACTGATGATAAGAAGTTATTTCTTGTAGTAATTGTATTTTGTTCAAATACTAAAGTATCCGCTATTTGTGATATAAATGATTTTAGTGAAATTAATAATCTTCTAACATTTACTCTATCCAAAGCACTAGCTTTTTTCTGTAATGTTTTCTGTCCAAATACTACTACTCCTGTGTTTGGGAATGTAGCTATTGGGTTAACATTTGCAGTATATAAAGTATTTCTATTACCATTGGTTAATTTTCTTTCAGCTCTTAATACTGTTGATAATCCACCTCTGTTTAAACCTGCTGGTGCAAACCATGTTTCGGATGAAGCATCGTTAAATGCATATACACCTGGGATTAATGTCGAAGCTGGTACCCAAACTTTAGATCCTAAATCTGGATCAATTGTTTGCAACCATGGCCAATATGTTGCTCCATATGAAGAATCTATTGTTGCTGCTTTTTCAGTTACAGTTGCAAGGCCAGTTACAAAACAATTTACAGTATCTACCACTGCTATATAATCTCCTCTAGTTTGTGCATTGTTAACCGCTGTTGTAAGTTCTGAGGTTGCATTAGAATTTGCTAAAATTAATCCAGGTAATGTTAATACATTATATTGGTAATCATCTTTATTAGCTAATAAATTTAAGGCTTTAGAATATGAACCATTTGCCGTTTCTGCTAAAGCCAAACTATCAAATCCTTGTGAATTTGTATTATTAATACTATCATAAAAATTAGCTGGGCTATTTAGTGCTGTAAATGCTGTACCTGTAGCACTACTAAATGCTCCTGATTGTGCTACTGGAATAGAACCTGTAAATGCTGCTTTTGCAGTTCCATTATTATCAAAATAATTTAGGGTTTGTTTACTAACAGAATCTACAAAAACATATCTACTTAAATTATTATAAGTACCTTCATTTTTGATATAAGTATCATTACCATCGGTTGTTACTGTTAATTTAGTATTACCAATAGCTTTTTCGATGTAATTATTTGAATTAGGATCTAGTGATAAATCAGCCCAAGTTTCTAAAATTACTTTATCATTAGATCTATCATTTCCTCTTCTAATTAATAAACTAAAAGTACCTGAGGAAGTATCAGGATTTACAATTTCCCATCTTAAATTATCCTTAGTACCAGAACTTAAAGTATTATTTGCTCCTTCAGTACCAGCATTATTCATAATAGCTCCCTCAGAAATTGTTTTTAAAGTAAATATGTTTCCTACCGTTCCCGCTGATCCTGTAATTGTATCACTTTCTGCTGAAGTATAAGAACCTGAAACTACTCTAGTTACTAATAATGAATCTCCACCTTGTTGAAAATAATTGTATGCCGAAATTGAAGTTAAGTAAGTGTATTCTGCACTACCACTTTCTACAACGCAACCATATACATTTTTATAGTCTGAAAAAGATGTTACTAATGTTGGTATACCAACTGGTCCTTTTAGTGTAGGACCTACTATAGCTGCACCCGCTTGTACAGGTTGAGCTGATAAAAAGGATTGATCATTTTCCCTTGCTAATACTCCTGGTGATACTAATACTTCTGCCATGTTTTAATGAATTAATTTTGTTATAAATATTACAGAAGCTTTTAAAAATGCATCTAGGCTTTAATAAATTCGCCGCTTTCTAAATTAACTGTTCCTGCACCGTATTTTTCTTCTAGTTGTTTAGCAGAATCAGTTTGTTTTTTTTCAAATGCTTCTATTAAGTTTTGTACTCTAGTTTTTTCTCTTTCAAAAAAGTAAAGTTGATAGTTAACTTGACCTAATTGAAATAATAAATCGTTTTGTTCTTGTTGTAATGAAGTTAAACTTTTAACTTCTTCTTCTGTTAAAACTTGTTTTTCCATGGTTATAAATATTATAGTTTAAATTAAGATTAAATATATTT